TCACCGCTCGATGTTAGGCTATACGACACTCGGCGCACCCAAGGGCAAGAATTATCTTTCAGTGCGCAAGGGCGATGTCATGGCGCTGAACCTCATTGATGTCGACGATCCGACCATGATTCCTGATGAGGTCATTGATCTCGGGATAAACTTCATAGAAGATATGCAGTCCGCGGGCCGCAAAATGCTCGTCCACTGCAACGCAGGTCACAGTCGGTCGACAACAATTACCTTCATGTACCTCAGGGCAATTGGCGAGATGCCTGATAGTTTCCTCGCAGCAGAAAAGAAATTTAGATACATTTATCCGCCGTACGATCCCGGTGTTGGAATGCGGGCGCACGCGCGCGAGCGATGGAAGTCGCTACCCGACTTCTTCAAAGGACAATGACATGCCTACTCCTCCCACCCCCACTAAGCCAGACCAAGACATCATGAACGAAGGTCCGGGTCTCAAAGACAGGACCAGAGAAACAAACGCGGTGTTGAATTCTGTGGCACCGCCCGCGGGCACACCCGCAAGCTCGACAGCCGCCAAGGGTACCGCAGTCGACAAGACCAATCCCAAGGGCGCGCCTTATGGCACTAAGGGAAACGAGAAGCGCATCGACGTGTCAAAAATGACGCCGAACCTTCCGTCGTACAAGAGCGGCACAGATTACGTCCCGAAGACGGGACCAGCAATACTGCACAAGGGCGAGAAAGTCACACCCGCAAAGGACAATCCAATGAAAAACATTTACGACAAGGTTACCGAAGGCGATGCGAAGCCGCCCAAGAAGATCAAATCCATCCATACGCGCAAAGCCGCGGGTGGGACGTACATCCACGAACATCATCATCACTACCCCGAACATCACAAGATGGAAGAGCACACATCTGCTGACGACAAGTCAATGTTGCAGCATCTGACGGATCAGGCTCCCAATATGTCCGAGACCGCACCCGCAATGCCGACCCCCGGTGGGCCGCAAGGCGCGGATCAGGCACAGGCTGGCGCGGTTGGCGCTGGCGCACCCCCAGCACAGGCTTAATGATTTTGGCGCGATAAGCGGAGTACACCCTAGTGGTGATCTCCCCTGACAATAAGTCGCCTGACGTGTATGCCGCACGAGATCGGATCGATCGTCCGAAGGCATTGATTTTTTGGAGGAGCTGTGAAGATAGATAGCCTGCAAACCATGCTGGACAAACATCTCCAAGACAAGAACTACCAGTATCGAGACAAGTCTTGGGAAGAGATCGACGCAATGGCCCAGCAGAGTTTTTCTAAACTCTCTCCAGCTCACCAGTTGAAAGTCCTCAAAGTCGGCGATAAGTACGGCATGCCTAAGGACAACAAGTTGACGATGCGCGTTCGTTTCATGGCGCAAACCAATCTGTTCTTTTTGTGCAAACTACTTGGCTACGATGCCATGACAGACAAGGAGTATGTCTGGACTGACGGCAAGGTACATAATACGCATGAGGAAGTTTGCAACGAATTCTTCGTTCGCAAAGACCCGACGCTGCCGAACTTCAAAGCATTTGCGGCGAAAGAGAACTACATCGAAAAGAAAGAGCGTCTTCTGCTCGTGCCTCGCGGCGGCTTCAAGAGCACCATGGATATGGCGGATTGCGTTCAGTGGATATGCTGCTTCCCTGAAGTGACGATCCTCATTCTGACAGGCGTGCTCGACCTCGCAGAAGATTTTGTAAGTGAGATCAAAGGACATTTTGTACTCGAAGACGCTGACAGTTCGTGCATGAACCTCTTCACCCTCAAAAAAGCCCTACAGGCGAAGACGATGCGCGATGGCGATCCTAGCATCTTTCAAATCGTTTTCCCCGAACACTGCATCCCCAAGGACGACGGCAAGGGCTATGAATATCAGACGCCCGCGGTCTCCCAGTTGGAGAAAGAGTGCACGGTATTCGCAGCATCAATCGAACAGAACCTCGCAGGTTGGCACGTCTGCATCATGAAGTTGGACGACGTTGTCACGAACGAGAACAGTTTGACAGTTGACCGACTGAAGAAGGTCAATAAGCAGGTCAGCATCAACCAAGCCATGCTGCATCCTTACGGTTTTTACGACAAGATCGGGACTTGGTACGATTCAGAAGATACGTACGGACAGGACATCAAGAACTCGAAGAAGTACGCCGAAGAGGGCGAAGACTTCCCGATGAAGATTTACATCCGTGCTGCTTGGTGGGCCAACGAAGCAGCTGTTAAGGCAGGAAAAATTGAAGAGGAAATGGTCGAATCTGACTACGGCCTCTGGTTCAATGAGGAAAACAATCCTCACGCACTGACTTATCAGTTCCTTCGCACCAAGAAAAAGACCGACGAGTACTTCGCAATCAAGTACCTCAACGATCCGACACAGATGCACGTCGTCAAGTTCCCACGCGAACTTTTGATACGACGCACAATCCAAGCGAATCTCATGCCCGGAACTGGCATGATAGTTACGACCGTTGACACAGCCTATTCGACGAAGAGTTGGGCAGACTATACGGTCATCATTACGGCACTTATTTACGGCGGTCGATTTTACGTCATCGACATGAATCGCGGAAGATTCAACGAGTATGAGTTACCTGCAGTCATCGCCGCGAACGTGCTGAAGTGGAAGCCTAAGCGAGTTTGTATTGAGGAGTCTGTCGGCGTCAAATGGCTCGGCAGAGAAGTCTATCGCGAGATGGACAAATTGAAGGTGCGTGCCAGCATAGAATTCGTCTCTTTGGGATTGGGCAACAAAGCCAATTCGAAGATGATGAAGGCGAAGCCGGTTCTACGGTACCTAGGAGACGAGCGCCTTCTGTTCGTCAATTCCTGTCCCTCGCTCGAAGAACTTTACGACGAACTTTCGAAGTTCGGAACCGCGGCGGCAACGCACGACGACATTGTCGATGCTCTTGCGCTGCTCGTCAACCAGTTTTCGGGGTACGCAGAGATGGAAGCAAAAATCACTGCGCAACAGGACACATATTGTCCTGACCCGCTGGGCAAGGCTAAATACGAACAGACCTACGGGCTGGGTGCTTACGCAAAGTTCAACGCACAGCAGATGGTTCAGGAAAATCCTGACATGAGTCTCTATGAGGCGATCAACGCTGTCAAAGAGGACACGTACGATCCGTCAGCGACCGACCCACTGGCAGACTTGTTTTAACGGAGAGATATGGCAGACACAGTTGAAACATCGCCCGCGAAGATCGAAACACTTGGAATCGCTGATCTGGAAAACTCCGAAGGTAATCCCAATAGGGATTTGACCAACGAGGATTTTAACAAAGACGGCGACATCCTGACCATCGGCGGCGACCTAGCACTCGTCGTGCAGTCCGCTGTGGCTTCGAAGGCGTACATCTCAAACAAACAATGGACATTGCTTTGGAGAGATGCTGACCTTCTGTACCAATCGCCGCGCCCGATGACCGTGTACGAAAACACGTACGTCCTTGAGCCCAACGTCCAGCGCTTTACCGTTGCGAAGGTGTGCAACGCGGTCGTACCTCAACTCTACAAGGGTCTCTTTTATGACGACCCTCCAATGATTCTTCGGCCTACAGGCGGAACCAGCAATGACCCCGTCGCAGCTGGTAAGACCCAACAGATCGTGGACGCAAAGACCACACTGCTCTCATACATCCTGCGCGACTGTGAATTCAAAACCCAGACTAAATGGGGCTTGGAGCAGATGGCGCATCTCGGAACCGGTATTTGGAAGTGGGGCTACGACTGGAAGACGATCCAGTACTACACTAGGACAGCCTCGGTCGTAAATCTTCCGGGCACCGACGGCACGCCAGACGACAGTGTCGTCACCGACGAACCACCCAATGTCAAGGTTCGTGAGAAGATCGTTCCGCTGCCCGTATTCGAATTTCGTCCGCTCGACAAAGTTCTAGTTGATTCCCAATTAAACGTCTCAGACATTCGCAAAGCCGCATGGGTCATAGACGTTCGCTACATGGACTTCTACCAAATGAAGGAACTGCGCGATGCCGTCGTACAGGCATTGGCTGATGGCGAAAAGGGTGAAGCAATAAAAGGCTGGCGCTTTCCGGGGGAGGAAGACCTAAAGAAATTCTGGGCCACAGGAAAAGAACAGGCCCAACTACTGGAGACGGAACAAGCCTCTTACATCGAAGGTGTCGTTCATCACGCGGAGAAGGTCAACATCAGAGTAAGCCCTGACCCGTTGCGCCGCAAGCTTGAGATCATGGAGTATTGGGACAAAGATCGAAAGATCATGGTTCTCAATCAAAAGACCGTCATCTTTACAGGCAAGAACGAGTTCAAACAGGTACCGTTTCTTTCCGCCAACTGGTGGAACCGACCAAAGGCATTCTATGGTATGGGTCTCGGACTGATCGTTGGGCAAAACCAACGTGTCGACCAAGGCACCATCAATGCCATTCTGAAAATCCTTTCGTTCGGTGTCAACCCGCTGTACCTACGCGACCGTGATGACAACGCCCCGACACAAATGATTCGGTCGGGCATTGGAAAAATTCTCACTGTCAAGGACACCGAAAAAGCATATCGTCTGATGGAAACTCCGAAGGTACCGTCAGATGTTTGGAGCGCACTCAAGGAATCGGAGCAAGCTACAGAGTCCTCGTCTGGTGCAGATCAGCAGTTAGTGCAGGGGTCTACCGCAGGTCCGCGTTCCTCAATGGGGCGAACGGCTGGCGGTGCAAACATTCTCGCGGGTGCGAGCGCAACACGTCTCGATGGCCCGCTGGACAACTTCATCGAACAGGTGTTCAAACCGTTCCTCAGCATCCTCGACATGTTGATCTTCAACATAATGTCGGACAAAGCCATACTTGCCGTTCTTGGAAAAGAGCGGGGGGAAGCGTACACGAAGCACATTGACATGCAAGAGTTCCACGATGCTCAAATCGAGTACGAGGTTCTTGCAGGTTCTAGTTTGGCAGCTAAGCGTACGATGGCTCAGTCAATGGTCATGTTGACTCAGATTCTGGACAACCCACAGATACAAGAAAGTCTGGCGGACATCAACGAAGAGTACATTGACTTCAAGCCAATCATCAACATGTGGATGGAAGCGTCCGAATGGAAGAACGGACAGGACATCATCAAGCCTCTGACCGACGCCATGAAGAAAAAGCGTGCCGCCAATTCGAAGGCCGCACAGATGCAGATGCAGACACAAGCTAAGTCACAAGGCGACCAACAGAAGTTCCAACAAAAACAACAATTAGCCGACCAAGAATCGGACAACCGAATCAAACGCGACATCATACGTGAGTCCGCAAGGGCAAACGGTATGAGCGAAGCGGTTGAAGGCACGCCTAGCCCTCAGGGGCTTGAAGGAGAACAGCCGACGGTTGAGTAACATGAGTGGGGCAGACACTTAACCTATTGTGCACTGCCCCCAAAATTTCGGAGGAGACATGCTCGATCCAGTGAAGTCACTTGAGATGGCAAACGTCATGGAGATGGACATCAAACTTGACGCCCGTCAAAAGCAAGTACTTTCTGCATACATACAACAGGAAGGTTGGGACATCATGCAGTTGTTGATGGTCCAAGTTGTGAAGGACTTCAACACGGCGCTCATGAATACGCCCGTCGACCAGCCCGAGTCCGTAGTTGCACTGCATTGTGTTGCAAAGGCCG